ACTCAGAGAATCAAAGGCAGAATTCTGCCTGGACCCATAACCAATGAACCCATAGCCATAGTAGGCTTTGGACCCAGTCTAAACGATACCTGGACCGAACTTAAAAAATTCAAGTACATCATGACTGGATCTGGTAGCCATAAGTTTTTGGTTGACCGTGGCATCATTCCTACCCATCATGTCGAAGTTGATCCCAGAGAACACAAAATTGGTCTCATGGGCCAGCCACAGCAAAGCACAGAATATCTCATAGCCAGCGCCTGTCATCCTAAACTATTTGATCATTTAGCTGGATACAATGTTAAACTCTGGCACATACACACCGGCGACAAAGAAACTATGTTGCCCACAGTATTTCCCCGAGGCGAATGGATTCTGACTGGTGGCAGCAATGTAAGTCTCAGAGCCATGGTCATAGCTAGATTCATGGGATTTGTTAACCAACACATCTTTGGCATGGACTCCAGCATGAGCACAGATGGTAAAAGCCATGCAGACTTTCATCCCAAGGGCAGCAAGGGCTATTACCTGACTACCTACGATGGTGTGGAATACAAAGTAACACAGCCCTTGGTGGAATACAGCCGTCAGTTTTTTCATGAACTAAAACAGATGCCCGAAGTAGAGGTTACCATGTATGGACAGGGCATGCTACAACATCTGTTTAAAAACAAATATGTACCAGCAGCACAACGAAAGAAAACTAAAAAGGACATTGCAGTTATTATGCCAAAAGTCATAAGTGATGAATATCTCAAATTAAATCGTGAGCTACATGAATCCAATCCCAACTATGGAGTCAGCGGCGAAAAACGAGCCGACATCGTACTCAAACTAAGCGAAAGCCTAAACACCAAAAACATTCTGGACTACGGTTGCGGCAAAGGTATGTTGGCCAAGAAACTTCCCTTCCCAATCTGGGAATACGATCCAGCCATACCAGGCAAGGACGATGCACCCAAGCCAGCAGACCTAGTCATCTGTACCGATGTCCTAGAGCACATTGAACCAGACCTGTTGGACAATGTCATTGCTGATCTAGCTCGTTGTACCAAAGAGTGTGCCTATGTAGTAGTGCATACCAAGGCTGCTATGAAAACTCTGGCCGATGGTCGTAACGCTCATCTAATCCAGGAAGGTGCAGCCTGGTGGGAAAAGCGACTCAGTGCCTGGTTTGATGTCAGCAAAGTCATAGACAAAGACACAGAACTACACATTGTTTTGGGTCCTAAACAAGCAGCCAAGACACTAACAGAAAGTCTAGCAGCCGATACTGTGACTGTGGACTACAATGGTAAAACTTTAGTGTTTAGCACACCCAATGATACCACTCGTTGGAGAGCCAATACATTGCTAACCAAGGAACCTGGTACCATAGACTGGCTCAACGAGATTCAGGAAGGCGAAGTTTTAGTAGACATAGGTGCCAATGTAGGCATGTATACCATATTTGCTGCTGTAGTCCGAGGCGCCAATGTCCTGGCGTTTGAACCCGAGAGTCAGAACTATGCTGTGCTTAATAACAATATTAGTCTGAACAACCTTGCTGATCAGGTCAAGGCCTATTGTGTAGGACTAAGCGATAGTTACAAGTTTACTGATCTATATCTGTCAGAACTAGTAGCCGGTGGTAGTTGTCATAGTGCAGACAAAGCCGTGGACTTTAAACTCAAGCCCACGACACCTAAGTTTAGCCAGGGCTGTGTACTACAGAGTTTAGATAATTTAGTAGCTGCTGGTATGCCACAGCCTGACTATATTAAAATTGATGTAGATGGTTTCGAACATCTGGCAGTGGAAGGTGCAAAGAATACCATTAAGAATGTTAAAAGTTTGATCATAGAAACCAATCCTAACCTAAACGAACACATGACCATGATCAAGACTTTAGATGATCTGGGATTTAGTTTTGATTCAGCACAGGTAGCCAAGGCAGCTCGCAAAGATGGTGCTTTTAAAGGAGTAGCAGAGTATGTTTTCCGACGTAGATAAACATGTCAGACAGGCCATAGCCGATGCTAGAATTGTCATGGATCCCTATCCCTACATACAGATAGAAAACATTTTCCCTGACTGGTACTATGCTGACATGCTCAAGTATGCCATGCCCACCGAATACCTTAAAACTCTTAAAGAGCTAAAGCGTGTAGGCTCGGGCTACCCTGACAGTAGAAAAGTTATGATACTGACCAAGGACAATGTAGAAGTGTTGCCTAAGGAATATGCTGAATTCTGGGGAGTGTTTACTAAGTGGTTAACCCAGGGCGGTTTTGGTAATTACATTGTGCATAAGTTTGACAAACTCATACTGGAACGATTTGGTAAACCTGTTACCATAACCAACGAAGGTATCTATGTCAGAGACTTCACAGGTTATAATCTGGGACCACATACCGACGCACCACACAAAGTTCTTACCATGCTTATGTATCTGCCCAAGCCCACAGACCCCATAGGCATAGGAACTAGCATTTATAAGCCCAAGAACCCCAACTTTACCTGCGAAGGTGGCCCACACTATGGCTATCAGGACTATGATCTAGTTAAAACCATGCCCTACAAAGCCAACACGATGTTTGGATTTCTCAAAACTAACCGTAGTTTTCACGGTGTAGAACCGGTAAATACAGTAGACACCGAAAGAAATCTAATCATCTATGACGCTCGTGTTAAACGAACTAATTAAACTAGCCCCAGCACCTGGCATACTGTACAGATCAGATTACCTAGGTGAGTTTATTACTCTGAGTGTAATCCAGGAGGATGGTAAAAGATCCGAAGTCAAAGAGTGGTGCGAAAATAGAATACAAAATTCTAACCACAATAAAATTGCCTGTGTATTGGGCAATGGACTCAGCAGAGCTGATGTTAACCTAAAAACTCTGACTAATCATAAAGGTGGTCATCTGGGCAAGAAAAAAATGCAGGTCTATGGTTGTAATGCTTTGTATCGTGATGCTCAGGTAGATTTTTTAGTTTGTACTAACACAGAGCTCATAGATGATCTAGTTAGGAACTATGGTTACGCACCAAAAAATGTTGTGTTAACCAATACTGAAAACATAAAACGATATCGGGGCAGATTTCATCTCTATCCCTTTTATGAAAAATTATGTGCAGGCGCTCTAACACTTAAATTGGCCTGCTTTGATGGACACAAGAAAATTTACATCATGGGCTTCGATAACATCCCCGAAGCCAGTGTTGTCAACAATATCTATGCCGGAACTCTGGGCTACAGTGATACCAATAGTAACATAGACATAAACAAGTGGATAAGCGATACCTATAAGATCATGAACACCTATACTGATGTAGATTTTTGCATGGTCCTGCCTAAGAATAAACTCATAGACATTCCTAAAATTTATAAACAGTTAGTTAACTTTAGAACCTTAGACTGGCGCAGTTTTGTTATTGAAGCTGATCTTTGATTAGATTTAGTTTATCCTGAATTTCCGATACCTTCATGGTACCAGCTACTCCAGGATGCATGGGTCTGGGAACATCACTTAGTTCGCACCAGCAATAGCCTCGGTGTTCAGCATTTAATTTGGGTACAAATTCTTCTGCAACAACTATGACATAGGTGTTGTACTTAAACTGTTTGTTGTCTGAAGTAAAAAGATCTATGGGAATGATTTTTTCTGTGGTAATAGTATAGCCTATTTCTTCCTGAACTTCGCGTTTAAGAGTATCGCCCAGAGTTTCATTCAGATTGGTCTTACCACCTACCAGACCCCAGGTACCACTGTAACTAGTAGCATTGCGAAGTAAAAACAAATATCTATTAGTGCTAGAGCTATAAAACAAAGCACCCACAGAAGTTATAGAACCAGTGACCATTTTCCTGCTTTGTATTCGCCTTCGTAACTTCTGATCCAACGACTACCGGTCCACTTATACTGAAGGCTTGTGGTAAGATTACTTACATACTCTATGCTTGTGGTTTCCTGACTGTCAAAAACTACTACCCAGGCTGTACCATCGAACTCTATGATGTCATTGGCCTTGGCTACTAAATCTGAATTATCAGTGCCCTTCCAGGCATCTGGACCATCGGT